CTCGATTACTAACAATGACGTGACTGGGTTAAACCCTCCTCCAGCTATTGATTTTAATGAGACCAGAACACAACCTTTCATAAACAATCCATCGGAATATTTTATGAGTGTTGTACGATTCAGTTTAGACACATCGACATTACCTCTTATATCTCCTCAACCTCAGGTCAATCCAACTACTCCTGGTGATCTTGTTTATAGTATCACATTAAAGAAAGGTAATTTTTCATATCAACAATATTTAAATTTTATTCCTCAGACTCTTGAAATATCACAACCTCCTTATCCTCTATCTAATAGCGATGTGAATTCACGTTATTGGGAGTTATACTCTTACCAATGGTGGAACAACATCGTTAACAATGCATTCCGTGATGCTACAGCTGGATTAAACGCTCTCATCGGAGGTGTTGTCACTGCTCCATTTATGATATGGGATCCATCGGGTTACACAGCTATATTAAACACTGATGCTGCTTATTTTGACCAGACTCCTGGTGTTCTTGCTGAACCAGTTTACATTTATTTTAACTCACCTATGTGGGTATTATATTCTAGTTATGAAGCAGAGTACATTGGTCAAAGCTCTAACATCGCAAATGGAGAGAACTTCAAATTGATCGTATTTAACCAACAAGGTCAGAACGAATATACTAATACTACTACTGGTATTACATATATGCAAACATACCAAGAGTATTCTACGTCACCTTTATGGAACCCTATTCAATCCATCGTGTTTACTACTAACTTGTTACCTATTGTTCCAGAAATGACAGCCGCACCAACTAGCTACACTGGTAGTGGTTTCCAGTCTTCAGGAAATAACGCTAACCTTACTAATACTTTAACAGACTTTGAAGTAGTCTTAGATAAAGGTAGTGAGTATAAACCGACTATTAACTACACACCAGCCGGAGAATATCGTCTTACTGATCTATTCGGTACTTCACCTGTCAATGCATTGAACGTAAACATATACTGGAAGAATAGGTTTGGTGGTCTAAACCCTGTCACATTATCTGCTGGTAGTAGTGCTAACATCAAGATGATGTTCAGAAGAAAAGATTTTAGTAATCTTGTGGTGTAATACTGAGCTTTTCGACTCACTTCGTTCGCTTCAGCTCAGCCCTTCGGGTCCCATCTATGCCGCAAAACGGGTTTTGTTAGATTACTCTTAAGATATAGGGACAAAAACACAGTTTACGGCATTTTACGATGCTACGATGTGAAATATAAAATAATAATTTTGTAATTATTATTTTATGATTGAACTACGATGTGACATCGTTTAAATTAGTTATTACATTTAGTGGTATCGTCCTTGAAGAGCTCCACCAGATCGTCCTTCACCATGTGCACCGGCTACACCCATACCCATTTTACTTTTAACGTATTTTTCAACGTGAGGAGCGGCATATTGACCGACTACCTTAGCAATGGGAGCAAGTTTACGAACACTTGATTTAAGAGTATCTAAGAACCCACAACCGACCATGCGTTGCACATCGGACCTGGTGTAAGGATCTTGTTCAGATGCTTCCAACACATCAGCACGGGTTAAGATACCAGTGTAAGTAGAGGAGGTACCACGTTCGCACACGAAGACACCAGAGTTCATAGTGATCATTACCAACTCTAAATCACCATTTCCTGCAAAACTTTGATTTTGGTAGTTGTCTACCCATACGGACATTTGAATATTGAAGTTACCCAACGAGCCAGGTGCGAAGAAGTCTTCGACTAGCTGAATATCCTGACCGAATTCCAACACCATAGCACCGCCGACGGTAGGAACAGCTTTTATACCGACAGGAGTTGCGGCAGTTGGAGAGCATAACTTAAGACCAGAACCACCAGCGGGTACCAAGTAAGGACAAGAAGTAACACCGACCCACTCTTCCCAGTTTTGCACTGATCCATTGTTCTTTGACATGCGGTATAGATCTTCACAAGTTGCTGAAGCAAGAATACCTGAGTTATTGTTAAAGTTAATGTTGATATGCCTGATAGGAAGGAATGATTCAGAATCACCGACACCCTGTTGAGACATAGTCTTACGTACCATTACAACTAATTTATCAGGAATTTGGTTAAGCTGAAGTGTTTGTGATGATAATTGAACACCTGCTTTAGTATCATAAGGGAAATAACTGTTAAAAAACACATCAGTTGCAGGAGTACGAGGAACAGCTGCTAAGTTGGTAGTTATGTAACGAGGGAGTTCATAGAAAGGAACAATGTTACGCGCGGGCATCAGATCAGAAGGATGGGGAGTAAGGAAAGTAAATAACAGACGAGTGGCGTTAAATAATCCTCCGGGTTGAGCTGCAACGCTTACGATGGAAGGAGCTGATACGTTAGCAGTACCTGCAGCAAATGACCCAGCAGGTGAAGGGAATGTAGTAAGAGGACTGAATGCAAGAGCTGTAGCACCATCATTAGAACCAAGTACACCATTGACACCTTGAAGACCACGGAACACACGGTTAAGAGTACCGATGTTAAGAACAATGTTCATGTTTTGAATACCATAGAAGGCTTGTCCGTTGGATTTAGGATTTCCGTAAATGAAAGGAGATAGGAGGATGGGTTCGCTGATGTGGAAAGTAAAGTCTTCTGTGCATAAGCTACCAGCAACTGTTTTAGTATAGTCAGTAAGAGCAATAGACCCACGACCAACGATGTCACTATCAGCATCGATACCGTAACCAGCTAAAGAGTTAAGTTGAGTAGTGTAAGCATCGGAATAAGAATAGAAAGAATCTTGTTGGGATGGAGTAGTACCATTGTAACAAAGTAATTCTTCTTTGTTAATTAACCTCATGATAGCAGGTAATACATCACGAATGTTAATAGAGACGGTATTGTTGTTGATGGTAGCAGATGCAACAGTCATCAGTTGGTGAAGGGGGAAAGGAGCAAGAGACGCAGAGCTTCCATAACCACATCCAGGGAATGCATCGTTTAATGCTACACGGTTAACAGCATTAGGACCAGTGGTTGCTACAATTTGTTGAGAAGTAACACGTAATTTAAGGTCAGTTTGCAACAGCACGCGTCTGTCGATGAGAGTTTGCTCACTGGGCACTTGGATATTGAAAACTAGTTGTGAGTCTGATGCAGAAATGGCATTGTATTGTGCACAGGTCACATTTTGACCACCTTTGATTACAGCATATTTGATATTATCGACGACGTCAAGGCGATCGTCTTTTACGAGAACTTTAGAGAAGTCTGCGGACATAGAATATTATAAAAGGTTTAGAAAATTTTTATAATATTATTTTTTGATTTGAGATTTTTAATCGTGCTTCTCGACTCACTTCGTTCGCTTCAGCACAACCCTGCGGGCCATCTTACTTTTTTTCGTCTGATGAAATGTCGTCCTCTGAATCATCATCTGGGTTTAGACTGAATAGATTGCGTTCTGTCATTACAGCCATTGGAAAGTTTTTAAAGACAGTAGCCCACCTTGTGTTCATTTTCCTTATAGATTTAAGCGTTGCGTTATCTAAACCTAAATAATCTTGAAGCAATCTCTTCATCTGACCAGCTGATCCTGATTGGGGAAAATATGTCACTGAATGACTCTCGTTAATAATACGTCGTGTGTCCTTACCTCCGGTTGGTAAATGGTTCGTGACAATACAGCTTGTTTTGTGATGCCTTCCTACTTCTAGAATTTGATTTAAAATTTTATAAACTGCTTCACGATGGTCTTTATTACTGATGACATCCACATCGTCAAATATAACTAATGCATTTTTAAATTCTTCTGCATCGATGGGATTGCTTACTAATGAATCATCTATTATCATTCTTTTAGTTTTAATCTTATCTAATGTCTCATCTTCTTTTAGTGCAGAAAATAAAAAGATATCAGATTTCTTATGAGTTTTTTTAAATTGTTTACAATAGTTTAATGTGTAAGTACTCTTACCACTTCCCGATGGACCGGTTATGTAAAGAATCTCTCTTTCTGTTTTTGGGTTTGGTACCTGTTGGAACTTCCCATCTTTAAGTGGTATCTGGGTATAATTTTTAACAGCTTCCTCTTCTCCTGGAATTGTTATGCTGACGGTCTTACCGTTTAGTTTGCCTCCATCGATAAATCCTAATGGTTTGCCTACTTTCTCAAAGTTAAATGACATATTATAATAGTTATAGAAAAATTATAATTGTTCATAAATATATTAATTACAAGAACCAGAGGTCTTTTTTGTCATCGTATTCCATAGCAGCTTTTTTACCTGGTTTCTTACCACCTGAATTTCTAGGTCCTCTGGATTTAGTCATTATTTTTTCGATGAGAATCATTCCTTCTTTACCTTGCTTAGGTAACTCTTTCTTCTGTTCTTGTGCCATTCTCTTCGATTTTCTAGTTGGTTTCTTTCCACCTTCTTCATCTGATCCAGAACTACCAGTCGATTCGTCCGATGATGACACATCCTCTTTAATATTCTGATGGAACTTAGATGGTTTAAGTCGTTGTGTTAGGTAGGGTGCTAGTAGTGACTCATCACCGAATGCATCAGTTCCGTTGGGATAGTGCGCTCCAGCTGATTTTCCGTAACCTTCTCTTCTAAAGAGGTTTAATAGTTTATCCTTTTCAGTTCTATTTAGTCTTTGTGAATTACGGATGCGTTTCTTTATATTAGCAATTGTTGAAACCTTAGGACTGAGTTTTGTTAATTCATGTTCTATTTCATCAGCAAATGCACCATAAACACCTTCGTCAGCAAGTCCGACAGAATCTTGTTCCTCTTCATCCTCTTCTTCCTTATCTGATTCTTTACTATACTCCTTACCATATAATTCAAAATGTTCAGGTAATCTTGCTAGGTGAGCTTCAGGTTGTCTCGACTCATCCATGATATATCTATGTAATTTATTGTAAGTCATTTGGTTTCGGTTAGCCATATAATTTTCATATTCAGGTGATCTTTTAATCCAAGCCCATGTAAGAGAACCGGCACCAGGTGGTTCAGGTGCTAAAACATCTTCCTCTTCTTCAAGATAAACTGTTGGGTCATATCTCTCTTCGGTAGTACGTCTTTTAATATTTCCTTCTATCTTATCAATCAAATTCTGGAATTTATTGATCTGTGGTTGAAGCTTCTTCTCTAGTGTTTTAAGTTTCTCACGTGTCTCTACCATACGATAACGAGATGTTGGATTAGTTCTATCTTTAAAGTACTTATCATAATCACTCTTAAGTTGTGATATAGATGCTTCTGCTTTATTCTGGACAGATTTTATTTTATTATATTGAACATCGAGATCTTTTAAAGCTCTCTCCTTAGCTTCAACTTCTATTCTACTAGATGGAACAATCCTTGAAATAGCATGATCTTTTATGTTCATCCTGTCATATAACTCGTTGAAGTGTTGGATGATATCATCGTTTAATTGATTTTCAGGTTCAAGATCTGGAAGGATTGCTACCTTGTCAGTTAACATACTGATTGGTAATTTTTGAAGAGGTGGAGCAGCGGAAATATTTTTAAGCAGATTGAATGTAACATTGTAAGCCTTGGTATATAGCTCAGGTAAGTTTGATTTGAAAGGTATGATGTTACCCAACATATCTTTTAAGCTCGATTCTAATTCTTTAATTATTCCAACTAAAGCATTTTCTTCAGACCCAGTAAACTGCTTTTGTCTGTTCTTAGCATCGTAATATATTACTAAACTATTCCAATTACTAATTAGTGATGTTAACACATCTTCTAATTTTGAACTACTTTTAGCTATCGATATTTCAGTTTCTCTGTCAACCCGTGGTAGAGATCTTACAGACGGTTCAACATCTTCCGATGGTGCCATACTACCCATATCGCCAAGATCAGCAAACTCTGCAAATTCTTCATCGTCTTTCACTTCACCGCGCATCTCTTTTAATTCAGCTGGTTTATAACCACTCATTGCTTCTAGTTGTACTTTGGATCTCACATTTGGGGATAAATAAGAAAATTGTTGGATTATGCTCTGAATAGAGCTCTTCATATCTTCGACTCGTTTTCGTATTTCATATTCCACTTCGAGGTCTGTTTTTCTGGGAGCACTCCTAGATTGTTCACTGGCTGCAACAGATCTAACATTTCTATTGAAGACAGCTTGATTCATATCTCTATGATAATTTAAGATCTCATCTATTTGCTTTTGTCTTAGTGACGTCATTATAACAGTCTTAGAAAAAACTTTTATAATAAAATTATTTGAGGAATTACTTTTTGTAAAGCCCGTTCTCTTTCACATACTTAGATGCGTCTATCATCTTCATTCCTTTCTCAGCCATAACTTTCTTCACAATTTCAGCGCGAGGATTATGCTTCTTAATACCGACCGCTTTTTTCTTTTTACCAAGACCACTTAGAGTGGATGATGGTAATTGTGATTTCTCAGTCATTGCAGGTACTTCTTTCTTAGCTGTTGATTTCACAGTTACTTTTGAAGAAGTAGGAAGTAATGGATCACCTGCATCATTGGTAGTCTTCACACCGCCAGTCTTACGGGTCTTTCGTGATTTGATACCGAGGGTAGCAGGACCTTCACCGGTGTCCATATGAGTTCCCGATGCAAAACCATTACCACCTGTCTTTTGTTTTACAGCTGGAGCTTTCATTGGTGATGCTGCTTTATCTTTTCCTGCAGCAGATTTACGAGGGCGACCACGTCCACGTGTGGTTTCAACTGGAGAGTTAGGATCTTTAATTGCAGATGCTCTTACAGCGGTAGCAGCTGGTATAGCTGGTGCCATAGATGCAAGATTAGATGCTAACGATTGACCTAATGATCCGAAGCTAATCTCTTTTTTAGGTGCTTTAGGTTGTTTAGGTGTTTTTGCTCCTAGGATGGTATTGTCTTCTAGTCCTAGAATTGCTCCTCCAGTCAATGACACACCAACGGGATCTTTGGATTTAAATCCTAGGTTCGTTCCTCCACTCTTTCCACACATGCAGTTACCATCTTCATCTCCACCACATGGACATTTAGAATGTTCACCTTTTTCATGTTTAGATGCTGATGCAGCGCTCCATTCTGCGCATCCTACACCGCCGCCAATTGCACGTCTGGCTGGGGAGAATCCTGATCCAGAGACAGAAGGGTTACGGTAATTAATTGTTTGTGACGTACCAAGTGCATCGGTATGTTCTATAAATTTTTTGTTGATATAGTTAGTATCGCGGGCTATTTTACGATTATATTCATCATTATAAGGCATATTATAATTATATTAGAAAATTTTTATTTTATTATTTAATTAAATAATGTTTTGTGAATACTGTTCCAAACCCTTTGCTGTCGATGAAGTCGTCAGCGTACTAGATCTTAAAGTAAAATATAAGAATGAACGGTACGATGTTAAAATTACTACGTGCTCGTGTTGCAACGGTCAGCTTGCTAAATATCCCTACGATGGGAACTCGATTGAAATGCCTGAAGGTGCTGTAGAACTATATAAAGTAAAGAAGTATAAGTTTCCAAAAAGTAAGAACGATAAAACTATAAAAGATCAGGACCTTTTGAAAGTTAAGTCAAATGTCCGTCCAAAGTTCATCGAACCGACGAAGAAAAAGGGTAAGAAATCAGCTCCTACGATGGATTTCTATGAGAACTTAAACAATAGGCAATTTTAGCATCAGTTTTACCATCGGACAGAGTTTGAAATTCAAATATAGCAAAATAGCATCATTTTATGCCGTAAACCGGGTTTTTGTCAGTTACTCTTAAGGATATGAGGACAAAACCCCTGTTTGCGGCATTGACTTTTTTAGCTAGATAAATGACGAGACAAACTCCCATTTATGGATAGCACACAAGCGTTTCCATATACTGTCATACTCACAAGTTTTATTAATATCTTTAGGCAACGGGAATAATTCCATGTAGATAGGCACATGTAATTCACATAGCTTCCTGAAAATATAGTTATATGATAACATTGTCTTTCTTGTCGATGGTTTCACATCGTTCCAACTCCTGCATATTTTCTGAAAATAACAATAAAATAATTGTTCGAGTTCAGGTGTAAAACGTGGTATGTTTTCAGAATTCAGATTAATTAAACTTATTATCCATGATGCATTCGGATAATAACTATTATAACCTAGTCTTTTTAAGATGGTTCTCATCATGATAATATCAACATTTAGTTTATGTTTACGAATTTCATTCTTAATATCATCTATAACTTTGACAGGAACTTCGAGATTTTGTTTAGCTTGAATTTTAGTTATAAATTCTTTGAAGTATGACATCCTTTTATAAGGTGCATATTCCTGTCTCCATGGACAGACTAACTGTTGGAATCCATCTTGAACTTTACCACACATGGTGCAAGTATACTCGATGCATTCAAACCCACAACATTCAATAACCTTTCTAGACTTTACATTATATTTTTTTTGATGACGTGAACTCATCCAGTCATTCATTGTGTGTTCAGTACTAAACTTATAGTTATCATAGTAATCCATTAAATCCGTCATTATAATAACAAATAAAT